TGCATCAAGTCCGTTGCCCTTTGCCTCTGAATAAACGTCCTTAATATCCTGTGAGATAGCGGCCTTCTCTTCTTCGAGCTTCTCAATACGGGCGATGATATTTTCCAGCATCTCTTTCGTCATTCTCTTTGTCCTCTGTGTTGGTGGCGACTATAGCTATCCGGCGGTACTCGCGGGCAGCTGGGTGGATTCCATCAGATGACGGGGTGAAGTGGATCACACCGTCGCCCATCGTGTTAGCAATCTTGCTAACCATCCCCTGTATCTTGGAGATGGTAACGTTTGCCTCCTTGGCGTTACCCTGCGGCATGATCCAGTAGACCCTGTCCGCAGATATCCGTCCTCTGATCTTCAACAGTTCGTAGTTCGTGGGCACGTACTGATGATCGTTAGAACCGACGCTTATGATGACGGTCTTCGCCTCCAGTATCTTGTCCGCATAGATCGTGCCAAACTGCACCGAGGACAGACCCACCTTGGCATAGACCTCACACTCCGGTCGGTGCATTGCCACACCGACCGCGATGCTGTCTCCGATGATCATGCACTCCAGCATCAAAAGAAACTCCGGACCGCCTCAACCAGTTCATCAGCGTAGTAAATGAACGGTATCGATAAGACGATGAACAGGGTGTTTACGATCAGGCCGATCATCCTAGGCGAGGGCTCGCTCATTTCTTTTTCTTCCTGTTCATTACCCACACGATAGCCATTCGGGTTGACAGGTTGGGTCTGCGGCCTCCGCAGTCTCTGATGAGCCCATCCTGCCTCAATTCGGAGAAACGCGGCCTGATTGCCAGAACGCTCTCTTCCAAAATGGCGGCGGTTTCATCGGCGGTGAGCCCCTTCTTGTGCTTCTTCAGGATGTCGATAACCAGACGGCGCAAGGTTCCTGCCCGTCCGGCAATCATCGCAGCGGCATCCTGACTGGTGTCTGTCCCCCGATAGCCCGCTCCCACATAATCACCCATGGTCGATCTCCACTTCATAAACGTAATGCCACTCGGTGTTTTCCCAGTGGATGTCCTCGTGTTCGAAGGAATAGGTGTATCCTTGGTGAAAGGGGGAAGGCTCTGGAAAGTTCTCGGCAATCTCCATGGGGTTATCGCCCAGCCAGATGTCCCACATTTCCCTGATAAGCTCCTCGGCGCGGGCCTCGGTGGCACAGACGTTCACGCAGGGAACATCGAGATTATGCCCGTCGGACACCACCACCCATACTTTGTCCTTTGCCCGCTGTCCTTCAAGCAAAGACTCAATCTTCCTCTGCGACTCTTGCACCGAGCGATTCAACGCGTCGACCTCGGCTTGCCACAGGGCGTTCAGTTCATCAAATGTTTGCGACATGTTAGTCATCCCTTGATGCGTCCTCGTAATTGTCCTCGGGGTCGGTCTCGATCAAATCGTACTCAACATCCCCCATCTCCCATTCTTTGAATGGTATCTGGTCGGCCCGCTCGAAAGCATCATCCTCGTTATGGGCCTCGACGATGATCTCATAAGTGACCACCGCCTCGATCTTGTATGCTCTTGTCATCAGATGCTCCCCTCAAGACCCTGTCGTATTGCGTGTGCGATCTCGTCGACAGAACCGACAACCAAGAATCCGCCGCCCATACCACCAATGTGGATGCGGCTGGCCTCGCCCACCAAGGTTCGCAACCCGTCGGGTTTATAGGGGGTGATAACAATGGGGGTGTCGCGGGTAATGAAGAAAGCTGTTTCATTACCAATGTTGACGATCTCCTGACCGTTGTTGTGGGAAATTTGTACCTGACAGAAGTAAAAGAGTTTCATTGGTCATCTCCTTGCAAGAGTTCGGCACTGACGAGCTCGACAGAAACGTCGTCGTGGATGGGATTGGTCCATTGTTCAATCGTCTCGGGGGCGTAAAAGATCATCCCGAGATTGTCGGAGTCGAGGGGTGTAGTGTCCAGTATGAAGGTCTTAATTCCCGTGTACCGGACGGTGACGCGGTAGAGTTGTTTCTTTTTCATGGTCAGATGTACTCCGCGATCATGTAGGAAACGATGTCGCCCCCGTCAGGATTTTCAGGCTCGATAGACCACGTCAGGGCCGAGGCAACACACGGGTATTGGGTGGGTTCCATGTTGCGGAACCGAACAAGGACAAGGGTCCGAGGACCTACCCCTTTGGGCAGAGTGCCTTTTAAATCGCCAAAGAAGGGCACGTAGTCGTCCTTTGCCCTTTCCCAATCCTCCACTACCCGATAGGCAATGATGTCGCTCTCATCGAATGTGCCCTGTGCCTGTGCCTCATAGTTGACGTCCCAGTTGTAGTGGCTTGCCAGCTCGGGGGACAAGACGTTGCCATCCCGCAGGATCACCGAGACGTAATCTTCGGGGCCGATACCACGGGGCATGGACTTCGAGTGTAGCGGGGGATTCCAGAGCTTGTAGCCCGTCAGATCCAGATCAGGCTCGACCGGAACCTCCGGCTCGAAGTAGTCAAACTTCTCGACAGAATAAACGAAATGGGTTTCGCCTGTCTTGTTCGCATGCCGCTGGGCATGTACCTGAGCGTCGGCACGTGTCCCATGCCAGTCGGCACTCGGAGCCTCGCGCAGGGCCCCGTGCATCTCCATGGATGATACAAAGAAAATGGTCATTGGTCCTCTCCCCTGTGCAAAGAAACAGCCATCCGAACAAACTCCTCTTCAAGAGCAAGAATGGCGCGGTAGCGTTCGCCGAAGGCCTCGCGGGCCTCCGACAAATCGCCATGCTTGTAAATGTAGTCCGGTGGGTAGTCGCGCCCGTGGGGCGAGGCCTTGGCAAGATTGTCCAGCAACTCGCGGGCGGCGTTTGCCACCGACATGTACTGGTTGACCAGATCAGAAACGGGTGTTCCGTTCAGATTTGGCGAGGGTTTAACAAGCGGTTTCATGGTCTTTCTCCAGATTGTCAGATTTTGGAAAAGGGGGCTTTCGGATTGTCTGACAATGTCAGACCAGCTCGGCACTGGTGTCGTACCAGCGGGCTTGCTCATTGTTGTCGATGGGGGTTTCATCATAAGGATCGATAACACAGTAGCTGATTGTGTCGTCAGCATCCTCGGCTGGACGGTCATAGTTCCAGTAGGGCACTTCACCGCTGTCCTCTGCCTTTTGCACTGCGATGTCGCCAATGCGGTTCATCACGCGGGAGAAGTCGGATCCGCTAAGGCGGTTCATCAGATGCAACGCGCCCATGTCGAAGAGGTTTGCGGACTCGTTCTCGTAGTAGCCCAGCTCGGGATTGATGCCAGTGGCGATCATCATCTCGATGATCTGCTCGGTGGTCTTGCGGTAGAGGTCGCGGTACATCTGCTCTGCGGTGTAAGACATGGGGTCATCCTTTCTGTGTTGGTCCCGTCTTGTATGTCAAGATAGATGGGAGATTTGACAGTGTCAAGGGGGTGGGTGAAATAATTTACAAATTGTTTGTCGAAGGGCGGCTGTCCTTTGTCCTTAGAGAAGATAGACTCTATCAAACATTGTCAACGATATAGTGTGTAACCCTTTGAATATAGGTAGATATCAAAATATAGGGGGTTTCCAGAATTATCATCACTTCCGTCGCGCACACAGTAAACAGAATTGTCGCCTCGTGCACGCACGCGGAGACGGACCCCCCTCTGGACCGTTCTCTCGCTAAACCCCCTATATGATGATATCCCCCTATATTCAAAGGCTTACGTACTATATTTGTTACAATGTTTGATAGAACTGTGTTAGTTTGTAGCAGAATCGCCATCAGAGGAGACTGACTGTGGCCCGATCTAAAGTGACCCACCGCCCGAAACTTGACATTGTTGTCAACCCGAAGAACGAAAAGGGTTTGACCGAGAAGCAGGAGAAATTCTGCCGCATCTACGCCACCGAGGACGTGACCCGCACCGAGGCCGCACGGCTTGCTGGATACACCGAGAGCACCGCACTGGTGGCGGGCTCTAAATTCTTGAACGGCAGGGACTACCCCCAGATACTTGCCCGCATAGCCGAGCTGAAAGAAGAGCTCGGCAAAAAGTATGAGGTCACCTTCGACAACCACGTTCGACAGCTGGCCCGCATCCGTGATGCCGCGATGGAGAAGCAGAACTATGCCTCTGCTGTTGCCGCCGAGAAGGCCAGAGGACAGGCCGCAGGGCTCTACATCAGCCGTTCGGAGATACTGGTCGGCAAGATCGATCAGATGTCGAAGGAGGAGGTTCTCGCCGAGATCATGCGTTTGCAAGCAGAGTTTCCCGCGCTCGCGCAGGGGACAGGACCGACCATCGACATGGTCAAGACCATGCGCTCCGAAACAGGCGAGGACATACCCACATACGAGTCACCCGACACCCTCGCGGAGCTCGACGAATGAAGACCGAAAAAGCGATTTGGGAGCACCTGAAAAAGGAAACCGACAAGGACGTCCACTGGACCCGCATCGAGGCTTGGGCGGGTTCGGGTATCCCCGACCTGAACGGGGCCTATGTGTGGCCTTCTCTGTCGCAGGAAACCACCATTGAGCTGTGGTGCGAACTCAAGGTCTGTTCTACCATAAAATTTCAAGGGGATGGACTGTGGAGACCCGCGCAAATTGCATGGCAGACCAAGCGGTCCCGCGTTTCACGCAATGTCTATAACCTGATCAGCCACCCTCGGGCATGGGTCGTCAGGATTTATGGCGCAGAACACGTGACCCAACTGCACGACCCGTCGACAGAATCGCCAGAACCTTTGATGATCCTGCCTATTGGCAGGGGAATGTGGTCGGCTTTCCTCGAACTCGCGGCCTCGCGCTCGAAAGAATCGCCAGTGTAAGGACAGCGGACAAAGGAAAGGGGGCTTTCGCCCCCCGCTTAGTAGTCTGATTCGATAGGCTCATCGGCCCAATAGTCCGAGGACTCGAACACGTCGGCCCGATATCGGGCCCGCTTCTCATCTTCGCAGGAATCGCAAACAAAAGTGCAGAATATTCCGCGGGCGTCAGTCAACTCGAACCGTTCAAGACCGGATCCACAATTGCAATCTTTAAACATAGCATCCCCCTTTAATGAGCGTTAATGACAATAGACTTGCGGACCTTAGCCGAAAGCCCGCCGCATGCTTTGCAATCGGTGCAGGAAACCTTTGCGCCAGCCTCTTTCGATGCCGGACAAATCGCCTCGTTTGACAATCGGGCCTCATCTTTCGCCCGAACTCTAAACGTGCGCCAGCCCGCGCCCCATGCTTGCAAGGCTTCGGCTTCATTGTCCGCGCTTGCCATGGTCAAGGCTTTAAACTTAGCGAACTCTGGCTTGTGCCACTGATGAGAATAACCGTTAACCATAGCCGCCCGCTTAACAGCCCGCGCCCACACTGCAAAGGGGGCAGCAGCAGGATCTCCATAGGACCCCATACGAAAGGCTTTGCCCTCGAATAAATCGGGCAGGATCCTAGGATCATAATCTACGATAGGCCGCGCATAACGCCCGCGCCCTAAGGCTTTCCAAGTCGAAAGAACCGATTGGAACACCTTGACATAGCAAGGTTTGATGCCCGCCGCTTTCGCGACACTAGGCCTCCGCTTGCAATCGCCGCACACTGACGCGTCATCGCCGGACCGTAAAGCCTCGACCGGATTAACGTCGGACCGAACAATAAACGTCTGGACCATTGCGCCCGTCTTGTCGTTATTGCTTTTAGTCGTGATACGATTGGCAATAACAGCAA